CCAACCCCATCTAAAATTAATCCAACGTCTCTGTAACAGATAGCTTCGTTGTATGTGAATAAATCAAAAGGCCAGGGAGTTGTTTCATCTAAAATAAATGATGCTGTAGATCCGGCTGTGTTAAATGTATAGTCTCTAACATAGTTAATTCTGTAGATAGTATCTTCAACAATAAACGAAGCCGGTAGTTGAGGTATACGCTTTAGCTCACCAACACGTAGGAACGTATTTGAATCTTTACTTAGAATTTTAAATTTTAAGTTGCCGGTAAATCCGTCAATATATTGACCACCAGCAAATGTCTGTCTACCCGTACTCTTTGAGAACGATGCACATTCCTGTGCATAAGGAGATTTAGCAAGGATCTGACCTTCTGGGTCAAGTACCATGGCAAACCCGCCGTGTCCTTGGAATGTGATTGCCTGTGTACGTACCGCATCGTTACACAACATAACGTCCATTTGGTCGTTGTCTTTAGGGTAATTAACACTTCCAGAGTTGTCAATAACATCAATCACTGTATTGATCAATGCACCTACTACTCCGCCTATGCTGATAGCATTTCCGCCGGATGTGTATGTACCGTAGGTAGCTCCGTTAACAGGCAGTGTTCTTGCAGCATCATGAAAGATATAAAATGATGTTGGATTTATTATAGTGACGTAATAGTCGTTGCCATTAATTTGTGTGGTGCCACCGACATCACTGATTAAAATTTGATTGCCTGAAGCTAGTCCGTGAGCACCGCCGGTAGTAACTGCAATTGGGTTGGCATTTGTAACCCCGGTAATATTGAATGATGTACCAGTAGTACCAACTTCGGCTATGTATGCTCCGTCTACAATCTGAGGGTAAGCAGTTTGATAAAGTTCTTGTATCTCTACATTTCGAATGGCCAGTTGAGCAAGTGTGCCCAATCTTCGTATAGCTGCAATGGTCTGTGATAGTTGAGCATTAATTGCAATTAGTCCGCTGGCATTGCCGTAATATTTTAATGCTGCGGAGACCGTTCTATTTGACCCACCCCACTTCAAATCAAATATCATAGAGTCTATGATAAGTCCTACATCTCTTTCACAGGTATTGCTGTTATATAGAAAAGAAGCGGTAAATGGAGAGATTTCATTAACTATTTGATTGGCAATCCAACCTACAACTTCTTTTTGTATAAACACTCGATTTAATTGCAAAAGCTGTGCAGCCGATCTATAAAAGCCTCGATTGTTAACTAAAGGATAAACAGGTTGACTTGTATCCTGCAAATAATGATATCCAAATAGTCTATCAGTTAATGATAGTAAATCAGTGCCGGCAACGCCTACTGTTAGATCTCTTCTAAAATGAAGGAACGCCCAAGGGCTTGAACTTATTCCTGGCTTTGGTCTAATAATACAACGTCTAAATTCGTCACCGATGACAGACACATTATTAGGAATTCTCAACGGTAAATTTTCTTCGTATACACCACTTTCTACTAAAACACTGATTTGAATATTTTTTGCAACGTCGCCGTAGGATATTACTTCACCAATTTCAAACGTGCCGTATTTTAAATCTACATCAAAAATTTCGTTGCCAAGACTATCTAATGCGCCCTGATGAGATAGTATCTGTGCCAACGCACCAGATGATTCTCCTCTAAGATATAAGCCTTCTCGAATGTCTCTACTTCTAATAGCACTTGGAGTTGATGTGGTTACATCTCCGGTAAAGTCAGTTCTGTACCCGTCAGTGTTAATTAAGAATCTTGGAAGAGACACTGATACTACAGGTATGCTGGTAAAACCAGACCCTTGGTCAGTTATAGTGATACTTTGAACAACCCCACCTAGAACATCAGCAGTACCAAATGCCCCTGAACCGTTCCCGCCGGAAATTCTAACAGATACTAATCCGTAGCCAGAGCCTCCCGAATTTACTACAACATTGTTTACTCTATAGGTTAAGTTTAGCGTGGCAAATTGACCATTGGCGCTGTTATCTGTTGTAGCAACATTGGTATTACTAGCAGGCAGGCTATTGTACACTCCTGTAGATAATATTCTAAATGTTAATACACCGCCAGCCTCAGTAGTTGACAACACTTCTATTCTAGCAGGTTCAATATTGGTCCCACCGACAACAGTTAAAATGTCTCCAATTCTGTAATTTGAGCCCACGACATTAACCGTAACTGCATCAACGCTCATTAACGGAGATCCACTGAATCCTGCGCCACTTGCAGGAGCGTCTGTTATGTCATCTAAAGTACATTGAGACAGACCGTTGTTATAGGTTAATGTTTTCTTGTAAGGACCAATTTCGTTTCTAGCTTCTAGTACTATTTCTTCAGCTCTTTTAAGAGCAGCTTCTAGAGTTCGATAGGCGTAGGCTAACGCACGACCTTGCAGAGCAGAACTAACACCAACTCTATCATCCTGACCAGAGGTTGCAACATACAGATTTACCGAACTACCAAAGGATGAATTATCTACATATCTTTTGGTTGCAGCAATTAATCCTCCGTACGTTTCGTCGTCATCGGGTTCTGGATCCCTTGAAAGTATAAGAGGGCCGCTCATTGTTCCAAAAGAGCTGTTGGATAATCCAGTTCTAGTATCAATGGCATCGACCCCAGCACGAGAAATTTTTCTATCAGCATAGCGTTTGTTAACAGCTTCGTGTTCGTATAACGGAGTAATAGGAAGAGTATTGGTACCTAGATCTAAAATTCTCCATTGGAGTCCACCCGATCTTGCACTTAGGTCGCCACCTAATTGTGGACTATCGTCGCCCACTACTTCTGAAAACTCAGAGCTAACTCTAATTTCGTTTATGTTAGTAGTAAAGTCTAGCTGAATGCCCGAGCCGGGAACCAGTTGTTTAAAAATAACTCCTGTTTCTGTATTATTAACAGAAACAATAGCGTTCTCTTGTCCGAGATAACTGTTAGGAGTGTCGTCTAGATTTTTAAAAGTGAGTTTTTCACCGAGGCCCAATGAACTGTATAGCTCACGGAAATTGTCATTTACTTTTCTAAACGAGTCGCGAATACTATCGCCTGTGCCGTCGTTGCCTACAACGCCGGTATCAATAATTTTTCTTGCCATGGTAGATCCTAAGATGTATGGTTACTCTACTATTTAGCCCAAAGTTTTATAAGCCGAATGTAAATACGTAATGTTCTTAAAAAAAGAAACTCAACAAACTCAACATGTTAGACTCAGTAAATTGGGGATACAGCATGAGTACGTTCGTAAAAAGACCGTTGCAGTCTTTCGTTGCGATAATTGCGATGAGGCTTTTACTAGAGATTTAAAACACATGGATCACAAGCGTTTGAGCAATAACTACTTTCATGTATGCTCTAGTTGTGATGCTAAAAAGTTTGCCCAACGTAAGGGTGTTGAACGCAAGCAGATTTGGGATATGCCGGCTAGTACCGAACTGCCCGTGGGCAAATATTAAACTCTAAAACTTTCGCCGCAGCCGCAGCGATCTCTTTCATTCGGATTTTGGAAATCGAATCCTTCGTTGAGTCCATTGCGGACCCAATCCACTGTCATGCCATTTAAATAGGCATCTGCTTTAGCATCAACTAATATCACAAACTCATTTTGAGCATAGTTTGTTATGCCTGCTTCAGCTTCATATGTATCTACATATTCTAAGGTATAGGCCAATCCGCTACAGCCTGTAGTTCTAACGCCTAGTCTAATCCCTATACCTTTGCCTCGTTTGGCCAGCATAGCTATAATTTTTTTAGATGCTGTGTCGGTTACGGTAATCATTTACAGCCGCTTTGATCGCGTCTTCTGCTAATATGCTACAATGTATCTTTACAGGGGGCAATGCTAGTTCTTCGGCGATTTCGGCGTTTTTAATTGATCCTGCTTCGTCGAGAGTTTTTCCTTTGACCCATTCTGTAATGAGGCTCGAGCTTGCGATAGCCGATCCGCAGCCATACGTTTTAAATTTTGCATCTGTAATAATACCTGTATCATGGTCAACCTTTATTTGTAGTTTCATCACGTCGCCGCAAGCAGGCGCACCAACCATACCAGTACCAATACTAGGATCACTCTTGTCGAAAGAGCCGACGTTCCTGGGATTTTCATAATGATCAATAACCTTATCTGAATATGCCATATTATTCTCCGATCAAACGATCGTTAACGACGGACCAGTCGACAATACGCCAAATATTGTTTAGGTATTTGGTTTTATCCTGTTGATAGTCTAATGCCCAAGCGTGTTCCCACCAATCAATGAGCAGGGCAATCTTCATGCCTTTAGCGTATTCATGATTAGGAATAGTGTGCAGTTTGCCCGCAGTGTCCATATAGACCCAACCAGAGCCTTGTATAGCCATAGCTTCTTTTTCTACAGCTTCTTTAAACTTGTCAAAGTTGCCGTAAACACTATTAATTAATTCTGCCGACGCTTCACTAGGTCGATTAGCAGCCCTAGGAGGAGTTAGATTTCCAAAGTACAAATTATGCAGCATTGCGCCGCCATAATTAAATTTAGAATCACCTTCCCCGGCATTGTATCTTTCAAAATACTTGGCAGCTAGACCCGAATAATGATAGTCTAGAGTAGCTTTACTCATAACAGGATCAAGCTCTTCTTTGCCAAAACTTAACCGGTTTTGAACAATTTCTCTAGTATCGGTATCTTCGTTAAGGTATTTGATGAAATGTAGCGCCATACTGTATTTAGTGCATAAATAACCTACAAGGAGATTTTAATATGATCGGTTTACTAAAGAAACTATTCGGTTCTAAGCCAGCAGAACAAACTGCGGAAGTACCATATAAAGTTGAGGCAGCACCTGCCCCAGCAGTTGAGGCAGTGGTAGTTGTACCAGCGGCAGTTGTACCAGAGGCTGTGGTTGCTCAGGCACCTGCCAAAAAGCCTGCACCTAAAAAGCAACAGTTTGCTAAGAAACCTGCTGCCCCAAAGGCCGCACCTAAGCCAAAGGCCGCACCTAAGCCAAAAGCAAAACCGGCTGCTTAATACTTTGTTCGTAGAGTGCAAAGCTGGCTAGATTCTTAGCCTTGCTTTCGCACATCATATCAAAGTCGTCTCTAAAGCTCAGTGCCCATTCATTCACTTCTGTGTTCCAGTAGAAGTTTGAATGTGCTCTGAGTTTTTGTTTCTTGTAGCCCTGCTCTAAGAGGGTCGGAAGATCGGGACGGATATGTCCGGGATGGTCAATAAGACAGTCTTCCCGTGATACACTGTAATGTAAAGTAGGGCGCACACCACGCCAACTATCAATAATCCGCTTAACACGGTCGTCAGTCGGTTCAATATATTCTCCAGTTTTAACCCAATGGTGATGTATGTCCATGACCAAAGCACAGTCGTTGACAAGCTCAAGGCTGTGCTCAATGCCCCAAGTCATTTCGTCGTTTTCAATTGTTAATGTATTACGAGCTTCGGGAGTTAGGCGGCCCAGAACAGCACGTATTCCATTGGGGCCTCGTCGACCCGAGATATGAACGTTGATCTTAAAGTCTTGAAACGTTCTACCAAATCCCATCCATCTAGCCATGTCCACATGATATTCAAATTCCTCTATTGAGCGATTTACAATATCATCAGACTCAGATGCAAGCACAGTAAACTGGCCAGGGTGCATAGACAACCGAACATCAGCCTTACGAGCCACATCTCCGATTTGTCCAAATCCTCTTTCGCAATATGCC